TCTGCCCCTGAGGTATCCTAAGGAGCATCTTGTTCTGAGTTCCTACATATCCCAAGTCAGTTTCTGCAAAGTCTACAGGAGGTGAGCTTCTAAATAAGCTATCGTTACCCATATAAGCAGCCTTAGGATTGCTCGTATCAATTGTAAGAAGTGTGTTGTATAACAAGCTCTTGTTCTCAAAACGAGCAAGGATAGCTTTGTTCTGTATACCGTCTAAGCTTACCAAAGGACCGTAGTTCTGTGGGAAGTCAAAATAAGATATAGCTCTGTATATCAACCAGTTGTTTCCTCTTGTGTCAGCATTTGCATCTTGAGCATCTGAGTAGATAGCTCTAAAAGGATACACAGTAAAGCACTCCTTCTTCCAGTCGTAAGGAAGGTGAGTGAACGTATTTTCTTTATTCTGCTTAGAGAATGTAGTGTTGTAATAATAGGTGTTATCGTTAGCTATAGAAACATAGTCTTCCTGCACCCAGTCATCAGGAATGTTTGTGCTAACATGAGGCCAGAAGTCTCCAGCTCTGTTATCATATGCCTGACGAAGGTCTACGTTATAAGAACTCTCACAGTAGAAATAAGGCACACCATATGCAAACAGATACATCTTACCATCGTAGAAAGTTCTACCAGGAGCTGTAACAGGAGTTTGACTATTAGGACAATCTAGGTTATTAGCCTTGATAGATATAAAGTTGGTGAGCACCACTGTGTTAACACTTGCATCAGACAGAATAGAACGTGCTGAGTGCCAATACTTTGGATAAGCTACGTTACCAATCTCATCGTAGAAAATGTCACTATCATCAGGAGCATTTACACGATTATCTATGAAGAAAGGAAGTTTGGTCTTGAAGGCAAACTTATTGATGAATGTATCTCCACCAAAGAATGTAACAACTACAGGAGATGTAACAGGAGTGATGTCTCTTTGGAATCCTGTGTCTACAGTGTCATAAGAGTAGATTTGTCCATACTGATTTGGAGCAATGTTCTTAATTGATCCATAGTAGGACACAACATTTATTTTTTCCTCTTTAGCAGGAACATCACAATTACCAGTTTCTGAGATGGTTGTTCTTGACTCATCTGTTACGAGTCCATTAATACTTGGTGTATTACTTGGGAACGGTAGAGGAGGTCTAGCATCATCTGTCTTCAGATATACAGAACTCTCTCTGTTCCAGTTATTTATATTTCTATCATCACCAGCGCTTTGTACACCAGGAATGAGGTATTGTTTAAGATCAAGCTCACGTTGCTTAATTCCTAATCCATTATCTATTATGTTACTATAGTCATAGCTAGCAATAGAGTTGTAGGAATAGGCATAGTTCTGTCTAGTGATACCATTAACATAAATGGTTAAATATGCCTGGTAGGCAGCAAATAGAGCAGAAGCATTATATGGAGAAGTGATGTTGGCAATCTTGTTAGAGGCAGCTAATGCATCTTGCTGAGCCTCTCTACTAACAAGTCTGTACATAGCATTCTTCTTCACCTGTACAAAGTGAGCGCTACCAGCACCAAAGATTACATTCTCCAGCTTCAGGATGTTTCCTAAGAAAGGCTGACCAAATGATGTTTCTGGAGAATTGAACACATGTCTGTATTTAGAACCTTCTGCATCAAATCCTTTTAGAGGATTAGGATTACACTCATACCCCACTTCAGCTTCAGGAGTGATGGTGTATTGAGGACTAAATCCTGATGTACCACCACCATATCTAGGAGGAGCTAATGATGGAACCCATCTCACTCTATCGATAGCTGCTGCACTTGTAGTGAATAGAATCAAAGTGGATGATGGAGCAGAGTGACCAACACAACATGGTTGTGTAGGATTTTGAGCACAATACTCAGCCCAATCAACATAAGGAGCTGGAGGAGGAAGTAGACTTCCTTCAAATGTAGGATCAATACCACATCCTGCAGTGGATGGTGGGATGCCTGGAGGAACAGGAGGTATAAAGTTGAATCCCACTATATATGGGCTAGCATTATACTCCACCTCAATCTTATACCATGTAAATGTTTCAGATATAATAGCCCCTTCTGCACCATCCTCAAATACAGGAGCATAGAAGTCTAGTGCACAAACTGTAAATGATTCATTTAAAGGGAAATCATCATCAACATCAGGACCAATCTTAGCATAGATGGTCTCTCCTGTATAGCAGTTTGTATATTTTAAAACACCTGCCTTTGTAGCATATATCTTAAATCTTCTACATACATTGCTTGTACTTGCACTGGCAAGAGGAATTGTGTAACCATTGCTCTTATCTACCAGGAATGGATCTTGTCTTAGATCATTATAAGGGTAGTTAGGGAAGTAGTATTCTGTTCCCTCTCTTTCATATTTACCCACGTTTCTAAGGATACCCTTAGCTACAATAGATTTATTTGTACCACGATCACCACGTACAATCTTGAAACCAACTATCTCACGCTTTTGTTCAGCGGTCAAGTTTGATGACTGTATAAGAGAGTACACTTGAGTGACATCAAGTTTAACTCCCATTGGAAACACTGCATCTTTTTGCATCACCATGTTGCTAGCACCAGTGAATAGAGCAGATTCAAATATAGGACTTACCAGAACATCTGGGAACTTATGGTGTCTGATCTTCTGACCAGCCAAGTCTCCCCATAATTCTTTGTCACAAGGGTATTCTTCAATAGACTCCCAATAGGAGAACTGACCATATTGATAAGGTCCTTTGTAGTCTGTGTCAGTGGAATATCCTGGAGAGAATCCAGTAACACTGGCTGTGTTATATATCTTCCAATACGGACTTGTTCCAGCAACAGGATCATCTGGCTCACCTATGAAGTCATCATTAGTATTAGATACAGGCCACAAGTCATTAGCAGTGGGTATTCTACCAGGGATGTGGAATCCATCAGTTTGCTTACCGTTCTGAAGGAGGAATACTAATTCAAATGCATACACTTCATCCCTCAGATAGCCTCTAAGGTTGGTAGCATTCAGTTCATCTGCATAGTTTTCTGTAGCAGGGATTCTATAGGTTTCCCATTCAAGAACAATTTGACTTGCAATCTGTTGATAGTTAAGTCTTTCTGCAGATGTGAGCTGGTCCCAAACTAATACATCACGTACAGCTGTAACATCCTGAGCCACATCATAGTAAGGAAACTTCTCAAAGATATCATCTACTGTCAAGCGAATATCAGTTTTGCTCTGACCAGTATAAGTGATTACTTGTGAAGGTCCATCAATAAAATAAGTTCCTACCAACTCTACAGAGGTGATACCATTAATAGTCTTAATAACTGCTAAGTTAAAATACTTAAACAGACCTGTAAGATCAAGATTGCTCACATTAAGTTCAATAGACTTTCCTACAGGATAGTTGAAATTAGGAGTGGTAATGTTTGGATCAGCAATAGGGGTAGGATTGGTAACTGAGTAGTAAGATGTGTATGGAGCACCAATAACATCTGTATATTGAATAGCAAACTGGTAAGTACCTGCAATAAGATCTCCTCCACTTGTTACGTCTGTAACTTCTAATTGAGGAATCTGGAAGTTGGGCTGTACGCTTAATCCATTACAATCAATCTCATCACTGTAAACAGGATCGCATGCAGGAGTTCCTCCTATAAGAACATAGGGGAGATTCTCAGGGTTGAGGTCAATATATCTTCTAGAATTGAGACCGTCTGTCCAATACACCTCAGTGGTGCAATTGGTAATTCTGTGGACAGACTTGTGGATAGGATAATTAATATTGAAATTAAGACAGGGAGCATTAATGTACTTGCGATAGACACAATCATTGTTATCCATATACCCAATCTCAGAACCCCCATTAACAGGGTCCGTAAGAAAGAATACATGCTTGCTCTTCTCAGGGATGAAGTGTTGACCTATTAGTACATAACCATCAGGAAAGGTGAGGCAAAGCTCATTTCCCTGTTCATTCTGATAGTTTACAGAATTAGCATCAAAGTTCTCTAAAGCAGCATTCAATGCATACGTTAGCTGGCCTTTGGGAATCTGTTGAACAGATTGATCCATATTAAGACCAACAGTAGCATTGTTATATTCTTGGATAACATTGCTTCTATTACCACCAAGAATATTTTTTATTTGTTCTAATTCATCTGCCATTTTCTATCAGTTATTGCGTCTCCAACCATATCTATTGCTACGATTGGGGAGTTCATACATGTTAAATCTATTCAGATCATTCTTGATTCTACGTTGCTTAGTCCAAGCATCTTGTTTCTTAATCTCAATATCAGCCATGATGAAAGCTTCCTCAGCCTGCTGTTTGTAGAAAGCTAACTTTCTTTCTAACTGATTATAGGTTTCATCATTCACTTGATTAGTAAGTGTCTCTACCACCTTATACTTGATGAAGGCCTCAACATATTCCCTAATACGATAGTTATCAGGAATCAGCTGATTTCCACCATTGTCATATTCTGTAGCATAGAATAAAAGATGAACCACTCCATTGCGGAAGTTAGTTACAAACTTATTGTCTCTAATATCAAATGAGTCATATCCTGCAGATCCAGGGGTAAACTCACGAAGAGGAGGTGCCTCTTGATAGAACTCCCAATTGCTAGTATAATCTACACCACAGTTCTTCTGTGCAGAGATGTTACCAGGCTTGAGTAAATACTCCCTTCTGTATAGAACAGGGGCTTGATTGTTTGTCTTATATACTGTCTGAACTAACTCAGGCATGCAACTTCCATCACATCCTACATTACCACAACAAGGGCTAGGGATGGTACAATCAGTAGTAATAGGACTCACCTGAATGGTTGTAGCTGTAGCAGCCTGTGAATAGAAAGAGTTAGCTTGCTGATAAGGATAACCATTTACAGCTGTGCAAAGCCAAGCTTCACGAACAGCAAAGAAGTTATCTGGGAGTCTAGCTTCATAGTCATTGATGTGCAGAATTTCTTCAGCAATTACATAAGTGGTTCTACCCAGCTTCCTGAGACACTTATCCAGGTAGGTGGGGAACATCAGATCATCAACAGCTCCTGTATCAAAATAACTTTTGAATTCCTCTTTAACGATGGAATACACAGGCTCTGGGCTGACGAAGTTATATTTATAATAGTATGACATCTATTTTACTTTTTCCATTCGTGATAGATATGTTGATATTTATCATTGGTTTTCAGATAGTGAGACAGCAGTCTGGAAGTGTTTCTGGAAGGTTTGAAATACCACAGAGAAGATTGTTTAAACCTTGCTGTTTCTTTAAACCAAACCCATCCAAAGAAGAATCCTTCTGTATGAAAGTTGAAGTTGTAGATGCGTTTGCCTTTTTCTTTAGTCTTTTTCCAGTCAATAGGAAGGTTGACAAACTCTTTACCATCTATACCCTTTACCTTTCTACGCTTCTTTTTGTTGATGGAGAACTCACCAAATCCAAGAGGAAGCTTTGCTCTTTCTCCTGTTTCTAGAATATACTCTTTGAAAGCATCATTATAAAAATAGATGATGTTTCTCCATTGATCAAACGTGAGCTTGATGGAAGGATGCTTCTTGCAAAAACTGTTGTAGTTATCTTTACTAGCGCTTCGCCAGTCTATTTTAACTCTCATATCATCTCAAGTTTGGAGCATTAGGTGCTTGACCATCAACTCCATCACTTGTGATGTCTGTCTTCAATTTGAAATACGTAGAGAGAAGCTTTTGAGAAGTGAGCTCTAACACTTGCTTTTCCAGATATCCTGGAACTGGTGATTCTTTATCTAAAGGATTCATGCAGAGTTGTTCGTTTGTGTACTCAGGAGTTCCACATCCACACTCTGGGTACATAATCTCATTTGGAACATCTTCCTCAAATAAAGCAACTAGTCTGATTGCTTTTAACAGAGGGTTGTTCACATAGAGGTATCCATTAGAAATCCAGTAGTATTCTTCCTTCTTGATAATAGGAAGCTTGAGCAAGTTTACGTATCGGTTGATGGTTATTTCCTTAAGTTTCTTTCCCTGCCCACTCATAGCATTAATAGAATACACCCCTTGGATTACATACTGGTAATTACCTTCTGTAATTCTGGGAAGTTTAAATTTTGTTCTAGCTACAGTGCAAGGATCTGCGTAATCACAGCATTCAGAAATAGGAACTTCCACCATCTCTAAACAAGGGATGGTGGTAAAAACTGTATCGGTTGCCCATAACTTCCTCAGATTAGTCTCACGCTTTATCAGGAGGAAGGCATTGTTCCTAATCTCAGACATAACAGCTCTATCCGTGATCAAGTTGTCCGTGGAGAGCAACTTGTGCATAGAGCGTACATCTGAAACTAGCTTCCTAAAAGTTGACATTATAAATACTGTTTGAATATATTTGTTATTCCGTCTTCAAAATCTATCAGGAAACCTGTCACCTCACCTTTAGTGATAGTGTAACCATTCTTATCATCCCAAGAACTCTTGGCTGTAGAGAAGGCAGGGAGCTGGTAGAACTTAATACCGTTGAAATCCAGACTCACCTCATGGTGTTTGTCTCCTGTAAATATGTAGAAATTCTCATGACTTGACCACTCATCTTTAAATTCCATAGGGAACAAACCAGCAAGTTTTGCAGGCTTCAAAGCATCCCCATGGTTAAACATCAGTGCGGATGTGCCATAACTGACATACTTCCTATATCTTGGAGAGATGTCAAAGAACACACGTTCTTCGTTTCTAAAGTAGGTTTTTAACCAGCTAGCCAAGTGCCAGCCTACAAACTCATCATGGTTACCAGCTACAAATATCACACTAACCGATTCACCCTTCTGGAGGAGAAGATTAATGACGCTCACCTCATGATCACAAATTGCTTGGAAAGCCTCGTGATAGGAGAGGATATTTTGCTGGGGTGTACCCTTTGTAGTTGTATTAGTGAACTCACTGTTAAACTCATCAGAACCAATAATATAGTTGATATCTGTGAGATTGTTAGCTAAAGAGGCTTGATTTAGGATGATTTCTACTCTTTGGATGAAATCACCAAAGCGCTCTTCTATATCATTGTTTCCTCCAATATCCAGTTTGTTTAGGTGGGAGTCCTGTTTGTTTATAATTAAACAGGCATCCTTTTTAGCCCTGTCAAACTTTGGAGCTACTATCTCAGGGGACACAGGCTCATATGTCTCAAGGAAGGCAACAAAGCTATCCTGAAACACCTGCTCATCTTTTTTCTTACCTAACCATGCTTTCACTTGGTAGTGAGGCTGGTCAGCATTTCCCCAGTAGTTTTGGACGTATTTAGTTATCTCCCACTTGTCCGTATCTATCTTACATTTTTCAATCAACTCATCTAAACTCTTGATTTCTTCCTTAGAGTTGAACACCACTTCACCTGTTCCCTTCTGAATGTCTTCAACAAATCTTACAATTTGATCTTCTAGTTCTCCAATGTAATTTGCAATTTCTGCAGTTTCTTCAGCCAATTCTGAGCCTCGCAGCTCTCTCATCAATTCATCCACCTCATTTTCTGTAATGTTGAGTTTCTCTGCATAGAACTTCTTGCTCTTTTTCCAGTGAAGCATCTGCTCCAACTGTTGCAGAAGGGATTGATTTTCAGGCATTTACGTTTTAGTTTGATTAAAATTGCCCTAAAGGTACGAAAGTTTTTTGATATTTTCCAAATTATTTTAACCAACCTTATTATTGATACTAACTAAGTCTGTTATAAATAAAAACTCCCTAGGGTAGAAACCCCAGGGAGAAGCCCTGAAAACCAACAAACAGAGCTTTTTGATATGTTTACTATGAACAAGAACCAGCTGCAGTTAACGTACCTCCAGATATGTAAGCCACTGATCCATCCTGAGCACATATTGTACCTTCTTCTAAAATCTCTTCATTCAGATGTGGTGTACCGTCACAATCTACCCAATCATAATAAGCACTAACTCCTGACAGGTTATTCCATGCAGTACAAGAAACAACAGTGGTTGTGGTTGTAGTAGTTGGTGTTACTGTAGTTGTAGTGGTGGTAGTTGTAGGTGTTATAGTAGTAGTAGTTGTTGTGGTAGTAGGTGTTATTGTTGTAGTAGTTGTTGTAGTAATACCACATTGTACAACAAGAATATCAACATAGTTTGAACAAAGTGGATTACTTGATGCCACTCTGACAATTGTTGTTCCATCAGGAACTAGGATACTGGTGTATCCAGCCAAGAGAGCCACCTTGCTCACTCCTGTTTCAAATGCTGATATATACCCGTCTAGATCTGAATACAGGTTAAAAGGTCCTGTATCAGATCCAGCGGTTGTTAATGTTATTGTTACTATCACGTTCTATTAAATGGTTGTGGTTGTTGTGGTTGTAGGAGCAACTGTTGTAGTGGTTGTAGTTGTCGTAATACAATCACCAAGATTAGTAAGTGTTACACCTGGAACTGGGGGAACTACCACAGAGCCTTCACAAGCACAAATGTATATAGTGGTTGGTCCAACAATATTAGCATTTGCAAGAATTCCTCCACACTGATAGTACACAATTTCCACTTCAGAAACCGTAGAGTTTTCTACTGAGTAGAACTTACAAGAAGGACAAGCTATTGTAGTGGTTGTAGTGGTGGTTGAGCTAGTGCTAGTACTAGTGGTAGTAGTTGTTAAACTATTTACTAAAGTTTGAAGATTTGCAATCTGATCCTTCAGATCACAAACTTCATTATCCACTTTCTCAAAAGCAACTGTAGCTGTGTCACCTGTAACAATTCCTGTACAAGGAAGATTAGGTCCACTGTATGCGATACAATTAGTTGCATAAGGTTGTGCTGTACAAGGGTCACATCCACAAGAAGTAACTACTGGAACTGATGTGCAACAAGGGTTGGATGGAAGATATATCATTTTATATAAAGAGTTTAACTATTAAGGGATGTACATAATGTAGTAGCAAGCACGAACTGGAGGGATATTGTTGTGAGATTGTCCACCTCCTGTAGAGTCATTGTTCACACCTACAAATATTCCTGTGGTATCAACACTTGTGCGACCAACAGTAGCTGTTGTTCCTGTTGTATTTACAAGGTCATATCCAAGATTTCCACCTGTAGAATGTCCAGTGGCAGCACTGTGAGTTGAGTCTAATGCTGTGCTTGTATCTCCAGGATTAGCAATAAAGTGGAAATGTCCAGGATCTACAAAAGTGGTATTTGCAGTGTGCGTGTGAGCAGGGATTTGTAAGGTTGTAAGAGTTATAGCATTCTCACCAGTAATGGTATTGAGAGCGTAATTAGGATTAGCAGGACTTACAGAAGGATCAACTACAGGGCTAAGAGCACCTCCAGGAACACCTTGAATAGCACCTACAGCAAATCTTCCACGTTTATCAGGAGTACCATTGTTTCCGTT